TCAGATTGGTTACGTGCTCGAAAAAGATCCCCAGCGAGGCCTCGGCGTGGATCGACTCGACCTGACGCAAGGTTCCGTCACGGAGTTCGGCCACCGCGCCCGAGCGGCCGTCCCCCACCCCGTCGAGCGAGATCACGGTCCAGTCTCCCGCTCCTGCCGTGAACGCCGCGGCGCACAGATGACAGTGGTGGTGATCGTAAGCATGGACGGAATAAAATCAAATGCGATTGGTGCCGCAAAATGCGGAAACACGAACGATCACACATTAAACGCCTCACAAAACACCTTGCATTTCATACAGAAGATTTGCAAGCTCAAGAAGCTTTGGAGAAATATCAGAGTTTACTTAAAGATAATGTGCCGCGAAAGCGTCACTAAGCGGTTTATCATCCAGCCGCTATGGTTGCGGGCGGGAGGCAAGGCAGTCTCGTCGGTCTCATACGCCGGAAAAGATGGGTTCGATTCCCATGCCCGCTACCATGAAAATAAGAAAGTTGGCAGCAAACTCTGTCTGCTTTATTTCATCAGTCGGAGTCACAATCCACTTTGGATTCGATTCTCCGACACGGGATTCGAGCCCGTACGATCGTATGGTGAGGAGCAATTGATATGCTTATCGGGCTTTATGCCACACTCCCCACATTATAATCTATTTTATAGGGGTCTTAAAGACATCATGCGCTCCTCTTTTTATTAAGGAGAAAAGAATGGACTTAATTGGGCTTGTGAAGGATAAAGGGTTTTATACATTTTTAGCTATTGTTGTTGCGGCAGTGATAGGTTTAGCAAACCCAGGATTTGTTGATTGGGTTTTGATTATCGGTGGTCTGGCAGGAGTAGCAGGAGTTTTGTATAAAATTTTCGTTGAACATAAATAATGGGCTGGTAGTATTAATGGGAAAACGTCAGCCTTGCAAGCTGGAAGATGTGAGTTCAAATCTCACCTAGTCCACCAAGGAATAATATGATAATTACTGCAGATATATGGAAACAGATTTTACCTCAGCTAGAAGAAGCAGATAAAGCTCTAACTCAGAAAGCTTATCGCGACATTGCGATGACAGCTCAGACAAATGTTTTCTTTATGATGGGAATGGAAAATCCTGAATTGATGCAAGCTGGATTTGCTGAGTATAATAAAATTCTGGCTTCTTTTCGAACAGACATGACTGATCTTGTTGCAAAGTTTCGAGCGGGACGTCTTACTCCATCTCAAACATTGGCGAATGCAAAAAACATATTTGGAAATAGATACCAGGAAATGTTTCGAGCTGGTACAATGGCAATTGGGAATCCATATTACCAAGATATTGGAATGACTCGAAAAGACTTTGCTTTTTTAAATAAAGCTAGACGACATGAATTGAGATATTTAAAACGATTTCTGGCTGATATAAGAAATCCTGCTCATAAACCTGTCCGACATCCTTATTCTCAGAGAGCTAAATATTATGCTGAATCTGGAAAAGCTCAATTCTATAATGGAATGGTAGCTGGAGCGGGAACTAAAATGGATATCTATTGGGTTCTAGGAGCGCCTCAGACAAAACATTGTGATGTTTGCCCAATATATCACGATGGCAGTCCTTATACCTGGGAGAGTCTTCCTACAGTCCCTAGAGGCGGTGATACTCCTTGCTTGTGGAAATGTTATTGTCATTTAGAGATGAGACCAAAAACAAAGGCGAAAACAGTCAGTTTGGCGGGAAGTGCGACAGACGCGGCATTAGTAGCTCCAGGTCGTTTTGCTAGAATTTTCGATTCTAAAGGACAACAAATTGGTGGGGCAGTTCAGGCAGATTTTGAAGCGATGTATGCAGAAATGTATAAAGCTCGTCAGATGGTTGAAATTACAACTGGAGCGGAAAAGGCAAGTTGGATTGCAACAAGACGGCGATTAAATCAAGCAATTATTGAACGTGCTAAAGGTGGACAATATCGAGTGGTTCCAACGGTGTCAGTAAAGGATTTAGTTGAAACAGTAAAGATGGCTGAAGAGAGTGGAGGAAGATTAGTTGATTTTCTCCAAATTGGGGTAGCTGATGAATTGCTTTTTGTTCGATCGGATTATTCATCGGCTGGTTCTGTTTTTGAAAGAGGAAATCGATTATGGTTTCAATCTCCTTCAGGAGTAGAATTGGAAATCCAAAATGAGTCAGATATATTGTTTTTACTTGGTGCTCGATCAGATACGGCTACTACGGTTATTGGTGGAGAAGGTGGAGGAACATAATGCCTGATGTTGTAATTCGTTTTTCTGACATTCCTCTTCAGAGTGACCCAAGAAAATTTAAAAAATTCTATATGAAAGTTCTTAGGAATAAGGATTTATATAAAGAATTTTTAGAAATATACGATGAAGTGGTAGAAGAAGGTTCTCCTATTCCTGTTAAGATAACGTGGATTAGATTTCGAGAAAGGTATAAATCGGAAGATGGAAACTGGGTACCTAAATGATCAATCGAAGACGTATTGTCAAAACAATAGTATACCGCATTTGCAGTGCACTAATTACGGTAATCATAGTTTTTATTGTTATAGGAAGAATCGATATAGCAGGAATCATTGGAGGGATAACAACGGTGGTTAAAACGATTTGGTATTATGTTTTCGAATCGTTATGGAAAAAGTGGAAATTATGAGAACGAAGATTATGTTTGACCCGGGTCATGGTGGAAAAGACCCAGGAGCAATTGGTCATTACGAAATTGTACATCGTGACGTTCCATATGGACATAATAATTATGAAGATGTAGAAGTTAAAGAAAAAGATTTAACTCTCAGAATTGGCCGATACATTCGTCGATTAATTGTTCGAAGGAATTATCCTATACTTCCACTTCTTACAAGAAACCGAGACTATTATGTTAGTTTAAAAAAGAGATGTTTCGATGCGAACTATATGGTAACTCCATCTGGTTCGGTTATGTCAGCAGATTATTTTGTTTCTATACATCATAATGCCAGACCAAGACCTGGCAAATATGGAATTGAATTGGAAGCGTGGCATTGTCCAGGTTCGGCGATTGGCTACAAACTCTCAGAAGTTATTCTTAATGAAGTTCTTAAATATTTGAACCAATATTCAGATATGCCAGTTTGGAATAGAGGAGTAAAATCGAAAGCGTTTTATGTTTTGAAACATACTAAAATGCCAGCGACGCTTCTAGAACTTGGCTTCGTGAGCGATTCGGAAGAAGCTAAGTTTTTGCATAAACGGAGAAGCCAGAAGATTCTGGCTGTAGGGATAGTAAATGGAGTTATGCGCTATCTCGATCCAAACTATACTTATGTAGGATAAACATATGAGTTTATGGAAAAAAGAATGGAAAGCATATCTTACTAAACGTGTGAAGAAAGATAAGATTCATCCTTATGATGTTTGGCAAGAAATGCTTAAGATGTTCAGTGATTTTAAAAAGTCTTATGCAAATGTTCGAACTTGGTTATATGATAATCAGATCGGATATGCGGGATTAGTTAAAAAAGAAGATCAAGAGAAAAAGAAACCAAAACCAGTAAAAGAAAAAGTCAAAGACGATGTTGAGCAACACAAATTAAAACAGAAATTAAGTGAAGTTCAAGAAAAATATCAAGTTCTCGCAAGAGAAAAAGCTTTAGGAGATCGGATTGAACAAGTTCTTAGAGACGAATTAAAAGCATTGCTAAAAGTCAACGTAGTATGGAGAGCTCCTCAAGTTAGGAAAGAAACTACGACAAAAGAAATTGCTACATTGCTATTGGGTGATTTGCATATTGGAGAAAAAGTTAGCCGAGAAGAAGTTTATGGATTTGGTGAATATAATTTTGATATTTTTGCAAAACGATTGAAGTTTTTATCAGAGTCAATTAAAAGTATTACGATGCGGAAGTTGAAAGGCTATTGGATTGACAAGCTCGTTATCTTTGGTTTAGGAGATATGGTTTCAGGTCGCATTCATGAAGAGATTATTGAGAATGCAGAGGACATTGTTTTCCAAGTTATGAATGGGGCTTTTGTTACAGCTCAATTTGTTTTGGAGCTGTCGAAGATGTTTAAAGAAATTGAAATTGATGGTGTTTTGGGAAATCATGGTCGAGTAAAACAGCGAGTATATTACAAGAAGAGATATGTCAATTGGGACTATATGTTTTACCAAATGTTGGGAATGTTTTTGGCTAATAACGATAGGATTAAATGTAATTTTCCGAAATCATTTTTCCTTGTGAAGAAAATTCACAATTGGAGCTTTCTTGTTTTACATGGAGATCAGATTAGAAGTTGGATGAGAATACCATGGTACGGTATTGAAAGAATGATGTGGCGATTGGGCGACTTATTGCAAGGGAAAGGAATTAACGTTCATTATCGTGTCCTTGGTCATTTTCATAACACTGGAGAACTTGATAAAGTTCCAGGAGAGATGGTTATTAATGGCTCGATGATTGGTGGAACGGAATATTCATTAATCAATATGGCAGCATTTGATAGACCGACTCAATTGTTTTTTGGTGTTCATGAAGATATAGGTATGACTTGGAGATACCCATTAAGATTAGATTTACCTGGAGTCGATAAAGTTGTACCATATAAATATAACCAAACATTGGATGCTGCTAAATACATGAAGGAATTTTTAAAATAATGTTGATAGTTAAAATCTTTTCAAATGATAAAGAGATCGATGAGATTCGTATTTTAAATACTGGTAAAAAGTCTCTAGATGGTGATACGGTTTATCGAATTATTAAACCAGAAGGTCTTGAACAAAGGATAGTTTTATTGCATAGGCCGGAGAATGGATATGAGGTGCTTTTGAATGGAGCATTACAAGCAATACATAGAAGTGGAGTGACTTTAAACACTCGTCGATTTCTTAAATCATTAGCTGAAGAAGGAAAAAAAGACAGTCTCGAGGTCGAAGTGGAGGAGACATTGCCCTGTCACGGCAAAGAAAGCGGGTTCAACTCCCGTCGGGACTGCCAAGATAAAAAGAAAAAGAACGAGAATGTTCATTAAACAGGTTGATGGTGTAATGGCTAACATCTTCGGCTCCAACCCGAAGGCTCTGGGTTCGAATCCTAGTCGACCTGCCAAATAAAATTGGAGATTTAAATGCCTTATATTAAAAAAACGGATAGAAAAAAATTCGATGCAATCGTTTCAAAAATTAGACAATTATCAGTTAAATATGGACAGGATAACGTTTGGGGAACAATTCTTGAACGTTTCTGTAAGAATTTTATTGAACCTTCGTACAATAATTACAAAAACTTCTTAGGTGAAATCACTGAAAGCGCACATGAAATCATTCGGCGGTATAAATTGACTGCAAATCCTTACGATACGTTGGGAGATTTTTATCAGAAACCTGATGGAGATTTATCGGAAGAAGAAAAAGGAATGATGGACGATATATTCAAATTAATGAGTAAAGAAGTTAAAGTGAATGGTGATTTAAATTATTGTATTTTTGCTTATGCTGTCCGACATTCATCTAATCTTGATAGATTCGTTCAAGGGCTTTTGGCGACTGCTCGGTCATTAAGATTAGAAATTTTGGCGCCTTATGAAGACCTCAAAATAAAAGAGAATGGAGATGTGGAGTGAGATGAAATTTAAAATATTTGAAAAGCATTCTTCAAAACTTCTTTCTTTATTGCTTGTTGCTTGTCTTATTGGAATTGGATACTTCATTGGCGTAATAACAGCGGATTCTGTTAAAGTTGATGGATTAAAATTTATTGATATTGAAAATGAATATATGAGGCTTTATACGTTTAAAAATGGTGACGCTTTATTTATTCAACATCCCGCTGCAGAAGTGAAAAAGGGTGATTATGATTGGATAGTGGATAAGAATGGAAAAATTGCTTGTATCCAACAAGATAGCTGGAATTATGTTTTAATTTATATGGACCCTGAATATCTTGATCAGCAAATTCCGAAGAAAGAAAAATCGAAAGGAAAACAAAGCTATACATATTAAGGAGAGATAATGAAAAAAGAGATGAGAGAGACTGACAATAGTCTATTTCCAAGAGGAAAAGATATTGATATTTCAAGTGAAATTTATAGAACTTACCGGTTTCCCGGTGGTGAAAAAATAAAAATAAACGAACCAAAGACTTTAAGAGTCACTGATAATGGGCATCGGATAATCGATAGCCGAGGTAATTCTCACTATATTCCTTATGGTTGGATTCACATATTTTGGAAAGTTCGAGAAGGTGAGAGAAACTTTCATTATCAGAGATCAGATAAGGAGAAAGAACTACTTGTCGAAGAGGATAAGAAATAAAAAAAATGATGGGGTATCTTGTTCATCGTCCCAAACTAATGAAGTCTACAGAAAAATCTGTAGTTACTCGATTTGCGAGAAAATTAGAACCAAAAATAATTTGTGAATATGAAAAAGTCACTGACGACTTATTTGTTATAAAAATAGATTTTGATAAAAAGAAAAGTTATGACTTATTTATTGAAAGATTTTGGGGAAAACAATGAATGAATTAAAAGAAAAAAAGATTGTAAAAAAACCCTGGGGAGAGGAAATTTGGTTTGCTCGTGTCCCTGGGAAATATATGGGAAAAATCCTCGTTATTAATCCCGGTGAACAAGTTAGTGTTCATTGTCATAAGAATAAAGAAGAGACAATGTATGTGATGTTTGGCATCATTGAACTTTATACAGTTGGTCAGAATGGAACAATTGTGTTGGAAGAAGAAAAACACGCTGAAGATGTACTTCATTTCGAACCCGGAATGACACATTCAATGAAATGTATTTCGGAAAACTGTCATGCTGTTATTTTTGAAGTTTCTACAGATCATCCCGACGATTCGATTAGGATAAAAGATTTTTATGGAAGAAAAGAAGATGGAAAAGAAGGAAATGGAACTCAAGCTGGAGAAGCTTGAGATACAATTCAAACATTTACTAGAAGACGTACAAGTTTTCTGTGGACAAACGAACACATTTATGGCTGAAGTTGTAAAGAGATTAAAGATATTGCGAGATGAACATAAAGTTGCGTGGAAAGAAATACAACCTTTAATTGATGACTACGAATATCGAATGGAACAAGCTGAAAACGAACTTTTCGAGAAAGTTAAAAAAGTACAAAAATATCTAATGTAATACGGACACATTAGGTCTGGGGATTTTGGTGGAGAGGGAATATGAAAAAAGTTTTATTTCTGTTTTTTATTATTGCTTTTTTCATTGGATGTGCTACAGTTTCACAACAAGTTGAGCGAATTCTTCAGTCGACGTATAAACTAGTAGATGATCATGCGGTAACTATTGTTGTGAATTATTATATGTCTGACGAAGAATATGAAAAGAGAATAGAAAAAATAAAAAATGACACTCTTGTTATAAGAAAAACAGAGGATGGTATGATGTATATCGTACCTCAAATTGTTTTTAAACTAAATGATTTTATTGAGCTTTCGTATAAACAGGTTATTGTTGTACCAACAAAACCTGGAGTAAATTCAAAAACTGGAGAACCGGTGAAGTGTATATCGTACATTGGTTCGGGAACAATTTTAAAACAAAACTATATTCTTTCAGTAAGACATTTATTTACACAAGACATAAATACATATGATAGTATTGTTTGGGTTTTTAAACAAGGTCTCGATCATGCAGTCGAGGCTGATTTGGTTGCATTGAGTGATGGTATAGAATTTTGTGATGATTATGCTATTGCTCATATGAAAGAAGATTTAGGGTTACCTGGATTAAAAATTGCAGAACCTGGATCGTTACAATGGGGAGATAAAGTAATTTCGACAGGGTCTCCTGGAGGATTAGCTTTTTTCCATCGTGTAGGGTTTGTAACGGAACTTCAATATTTTGTAAGAAGAGTTCCTGGCGATAATAATGCTTTGACTCTTTTACATTTTGAAGAATTTAAATACTGGGTAGTTTATCCTGGGGGTCCAGGAGATTCAGGTGGGTCGGTTAAAAACCTCAAGGGAGAAATTGAAGCAGTTCTCTATTGTGGTGTAAATGTATACGAAGAAGAATATATTTTCTGCAATCCTCTGGAAATGTTATGGTGTTTTCTAGAGTCACAGAATCTTGCGTGGCTTGGTAAGTGAGTTATTATCGGGAGCCTTCTTCAGATTGCACTAAACTTGGTGCAATCATGTTTGTTGTTTTTATAATTCTTGCTATTGTTATTATGTTCTGTTGCTGTTATATTACTGAAGTAGAAATTGAATCTAAAGTAAGACCAAAAACAACATATCGCCATCCAACAAATGGAAAAATTCTGAGAGATTTTAAAACGTTTTATAATTGGGGTATATCAGACGAAGAATTTATAGCGTATGTGAAATGGAAAGTAGAAGAAACTGGATATAACGATATTGCTTTTAGAGAGGGAAGGCAACTTGTCGGAGGAATGCGGTTAGTGACAGCAGTTGTTTATTATTATAAGAAATGATAGATTGGAAAACGGCGGGGTACTTTTTTATCATTATAGCATATTTTTGGACTATGGGTTTTTTATGCGGCCGATGTTATGAGACTATTAAAGGATGGTTTAGAATACTATGGCGAAGGATAAAAAAGTTATACGAGAATTGGTAAACGCCTTGGATAAATTATGAATAGATTATTTTGTTTAGGTTTAATTGGATTTATTGCTATCTCTTTAGGAAGTATGGTTCCTGTGCAAGATAGAATGATTTCAATCCCTAAGTCTCCATACGATTGGGATTGGACAGGGATTGATGGAAGAAAATGGAAAACTGTCTCTGTCTGTTTTGAATCAAAAAAACTTCCAACTGAATATTGTACTGATGTGCGTGGTTGGCCTTTTGAATGGCCAGATGGAATCCCGACTGAACAATGTCACATTCACGCTCCTCAACTAACTTATTCAGTTAAAAAATTGAGACAAGAATTTGATAGGCCAATATATCTTACTGCATGGCTTATGCCATCTCTCCTTATAAATAAGAAAGCGAGTTGGGAAAGGTATAAAGATTTTATTGATGATATGGTCAAACTTGATGGTCCTAATTCGCTACGAGCTTTTTCTGCTGGAGTGTGGGAAAGAAATACAGTTGATGAGGTGAGATTTCCTTTCTTAAAAGTTAAAACACCAAATGGTTGGAAGTTCGATCTTGAGCAGGTGAACCCAGAATGGCTTGATGAGACGTTGAGAAGAATTGAGTACTTTGTTTCTCGTGGTGGGACGTTTATTTACACTTTAATTGATAAATGCTCGACGTATCCGAATAGAAACGGCTGGTGGAAGTTTCATTGGTGGAATGGAAATAATAATGTAAATGGAACTCATATTGAACCTAAGGCTATTCGACATATGTATAACTGGTCGACTCGTTCTATTCCAGGAGCAAAAGAAACTAAATACTATGTACTTAAGTTTATGACGGATATGGTAGAGCTTCTTGAGGAGAGATTTCCAGATTCAATCGTCTATGATTTTAATGAGTTCAATGCTGAAGCTTATTGGTACTTGAACGTGGACAGAGATGTTTTTCGAAAATTCAACATACCGAAGCATCGCAAGATGTTTTCGATGGTACATGCACATGGAGGATTTCCATTTGGTGAGGTTGCTCAGATAATGCCGAAATACATCTGGCAGCCACATGGAATTTGCAATCTTACAGAGTACAATAGAATAGCGCCGCCGGCTGCTGGTTTAATTCATCCAAGCGCTGACGGATGTTGGCCGTCTGTTCCTGCTGAAGAAATGAAATGGATTGTATTTAATAGCTTGATGGATGGAAGGGCTGGATTTGAGAATAACAGAGCGTGGCATGATGATTGGATTAATAACGAAAATAATTACTGGAGACAAGCCGACTGGAACATTGCAAAGGGCATGAAAGACGGCTTCTTGATGTGGTATAATGCACATAAATAAAGCGGGACTGGTGTTAGTGGTAGCATCTCTGGCTTCCAACCAGAAGGGGTCAGTTCGAATCTGTCGTTCCGCTCCACGGAGAAATAAATGAAAAATAATAAAACTACACTTATTTTAATTGGATTTTTATTAATTGCTTGTGTTGCTATTGGATTTTTGTGGGCTGATAGTAAAGCTAGTAAAAACATGGTTCAAATGGTCGAGGATGTGAACCGAGAAAAGATTGCTGGCCTTGAAGCTCAGATGGCAGCAAAAGATCAACAAATATTTGGATTAGAAAAAGAAGTAAAAGAATTTTTGGAGCAACTTCAAGGTTTAAGAGACGAGCTTATTGATATTAGAAAAGATAACGAAGAGATGAAGGAAAAGCTCAAAGATGCTCCTCCAGAACATTTAGTTAATGAGGCAAAAAGGATTGTGGAGACAGATGAGATTTGGTTAGCTGGAACAGAAGTAAAATTCTCTTTGGCAGCATTCCGGGACAATACAATTATTTTATCAGAGTGGGAAAATTGGAAGTTGAAATTGCACCCAAATCTTTATGCCACAATTGATACACAGAGGAAAACAATTAATACTCAAGCGGCTGAGATTGTTCTTTGGAAAGAGAAAGAACAAATTTGGGAAGATCATCTTGATACAATGGAACGGATCAATGAAGCTTGGAAAGATTATATAAAGAAACAACAACGTAAAGGATTTTTTGACACAGTCCTTAAGATAGGAGCTGGTGTTGGAGTGGGCTTTCTTATTGGAAGCATATTGAGCAATTAATGAATAACAATAATGACGGTGGGTTTGGAACAAGAAAGACAAGATTTTTTGCGTTTCTTTATGGAGCAGTCAATATTGAAATTTGTCTGCTTTTAAGTGTATTTACTGATGTTCCTGTTGATTTTCTATATAAGATGGCTATGGCTGGAATCGGCTTGGCTGGACTTTATATCACAGGTCGCTCAGTAACACATTTTGCAAATAGAGGAAATAATGCCAATACCCAAACCAGGAAAAGGTGAAAAAGAAGATAAATTTGTTGGTCGTTGTATGAGCAACGAAACAATGAAACGTGAGTATCCCAAAAATGTTCAACGTTTTGCTGTTTGCATGTCATCATGGCGAAAAGCAAAAGGGATTAAAAGGAAAGCGGAAGTATTAATGTTTAAATTATCAAGAATTATCAAAAACGTAGAAATAATTAGAAAATTAACTGGACAAACAAAAGAAGATTGTGGATGCCAAGAGAAAAAATTCGAATATAAAGGAATTGTATTTTCGGAAGCGTTTCAGTCGCTTAAGAGTGCTCTTGATAAAGCGGTCGCAAAACGTTTTGGAAAAGATTCTTATGTTCAAGATTTTTCTAATAAAGAAGTTATTGCGGTTCAGTACAATGTTCCAGGTGACGAAAGAGAGAGATTCTGGAAAGTAGGATTTAAATTTAAAACTGGAGTAGTTACTTTAGCTGCTAGTGCGCAAGAAGTCGATCTGGTAACAAGTTACGAACAAGAAATAACAGTCTCAGATTTATTGGATTTAGTTGACATTGAGGTTCAGTTAAAAGGTAAAGACAATGAAAAATAAGGGAAAAATTCTTCTTGAATATCAACCGGTCGAAATTGAAGTTGTCGATGAACGTATAGTTGACGAAAAAACAGGTGATAAGGAATTAGACATTGATGTAATTTGGCAGAAGGCGGATAAGATTAATAGTAATAGCCGGAGATACCGGAAAAAAGTTTTGGAAAAAGAAATTGATCGTCTTCAAAAACCATTAAAAAATAAAGAAGTCTTTGGAGCTGCTTATCATCCCATAGATGGAATTGGAGAAACAACTGACGTATCTCATCGTTGGAACAAAATTTGGATGGATAAAGAGGGAACTTGTAAAGGAAACTTAACAGTTCTCCCAACATCTAAAGGAAAAGACATTCAAGTTATTGTGAAAGCAGGACGGATCGGTATGAGTTCTCGTGGCTTTGGAACAGTTACGAAGAAAGAAGAAGACATCGATGGAAAGAAAATAAAATTCGACGATATCGATGATAATTTTAAATTGAAATCGCCCGGTGACTTTGTAATGTCACCTAGCGTCGAAGGTGCAGGAAACACTGAGATTGCTGAGGCGGTACAATTACTAGAATCCAAATTGAACGAAACTTTGGATTCACAAACTCAAATTGAGGAAGAAGAAATAATGAGCGACAAAATTAAAACAATTGAGGACTTGAAAAAGGAATATCCTGAGCTTACTCAAGAAATTGAAGAAAAAGCAAAAGAGGGATTATTTACCGAAGAGCAGGTCCAAGAGCGGGTTAATTCAGAACTAGAGACAAAGAAAAACGAGTGGAAAACTGAAATGGAACCTGAAGTCCAACAGAAAATTGATGACGCTACAGAGAAAGCAAAAGCTGAAGGTACTATTGAAGCTTATCGCGACGTGGTTAGTTATACGAGCGAAAAAGATGGTGTGATTCCTGAAGGCGAAAAGAAAAAGATCGAAAAAGAAGAAAACAAAGAAGAAATCAATGCTCTTACTCAAGAGCGAGACGACTTGAAGAAAAAAGTCGAAGATTTCGAAAACGCCGAAAAGGAAAGAAAGGAAGCCGATAAGAAAGCTAAAGAAGGCGCTGAACTCCAAACAGCTCTGAGAACTAAATTGGACGAAGAGCTTGAGAAAGAAGAACACAAAGCGTACAAAGAACTAATTGAAAAAGAATTGACTGATGATGAAGGAAAAATCACAATCGATTCGGTTGAAGCTGTAGAAGAAGCTGTAAAATCTCAGAATGAGAAAATTGCGTCTCTAGCTGTCGAAGCCGAAAAGGCAAAAATTCTTGCTTCAGGTACCAAACCAAAAGGTGAGGTAGAAAACCCAGAAGGTGATGAGGACGAGAAGAAAGCCTTGATGGACAAACAACGAGCATTTTATAAAGAAGCTAAAAATGCCGGACAATTCAAGGGAACTTTTGAAGATTACAAGAAAGAGTTTCCGATCGAGGAATAAGGGACAGATAATGTTACACGAAAGAGTAAGAAGTTATCTTGAAAATCAAAAGAAACGGTTGCTGAAGCGAGATGGAGCTTCAGAGGAAACTGATTGGTTAACTGAAAAAGAGGAAAACAAATATCATTTTGCTGTAAGAGATAGAAAGCTTGGGCGTCGGTATGGTTTGATGGAAATGTTGTACGACAACACAATTGAATGGATTATGTCACAGGGTCGAGGAGCACTTCGGTTCGAGTTCTATGATCTTGAACAACCTGGAGTAATTTCTGAAGACACGACTACATCTAACATTGCTACGTTTACAACTGCTCTACTTCCTGCTGTAAGACGGATTTATGCAAGCTTGATTTCTATGGATTTGGTTTCGGTTCAGCCACTAAGAGGTCCTTCGGGATATATTTACTGGCTAGATCATGTTTACACTTCTGATTTTGGTACTGATGGAATTACTGCTGGAGATCGGCTTGACCAAGATGGAAAAGTTGATGAGTACACAGACAGTTCTGAGGCAGGGACAATTCGAGAGATCGAATTCAAATTGACAAAGAAACTGATTTCTACAGAAAGCAAAAAGGTGAAAGCTGATTGGACAATTGAAGCTGAGCAAGACTTGAGATCACAATGGGGTCTCGACTTGGAAGGCGAATTGGTTCCTGAACTTTCAAATCAGATCGTTCGTGAAGTTGACCGAAAAATCATTAATGCTCTTACTGCTGGTGCTGGTGCTGGAAATGTTAACTGGAATAAAAACACAAGTGAGACTCTAACTAGCGAAAAAAATGCTTACTATCAAACTCTATACCATGCTATTGCTGAAGCAAATAGTAATATTTTTCAGAAAAAATTCGTTAATGCTAACTGGCTATTGATGAATGGAAATACATATTACTACTTCCAGAGACTGGAACAGTTTAATGCTGATCCTCATGCTATTAATCAAGCTGCAACACTAGGTCGTCGGTATGTTGGAGATTTGGCTGGACTTTACAAAGTGTATATCGATCCTTGGTACACTGATGATAAAATTCTTATGGGTGTCCGAGGAGATAGCTGGAAATATGCTGTGGGTTATTACTCACCATATATTCCTCTGTTCTTGAGTGATAAATATATCGCTAATGACGATTTCACACAGTTCGTGAAGGGAGCCATGACTCGTTATGCTTATGGAGTACTTCCAGAAACAAGCACACAAGATCCTGTTAAAAATAACGGTTTGGCTACAATTACACTTACAAGCTCATAATGAGTAACCGAATGATGGGGAGCGATTCTGTCGCTCCCCATCTATTCTTATTTTAATGGAACGATTGTTTAATCTCGCTGTGAATACAAGTGGGATTCAGCAATCATTTTTTACAAAGAAAGGAAGAAGATTTCGTGCTTATCCAGAATCTATTGTTGATGTTTCACAACTTCGAGAGGGAGATCGAGGCATTCTTAGTCCTGTTGATAGCTTTATTGGTGAGTTAAAAAAACGGAATTTAAATTCTTTCTACATAGAAAGAACATATAATTTTGGAGATGTTTTGTTATTGATACCAGCAATTCGAGAATTAAAAAGAAAAGGATATAATCCTATTTTGCGAACTCGATCTGCATATTCACCTATTTTAAAGAGATTGAAAATTGATTATACGATGTGTCATTCTACAATAACACCACAAGGTTTTGGGATTGTTTTGGATAATACAATCGAAAGAGATCACGAGGAAGATCGTTTAAGAGATAAACACAGAGTGGATTTGTATTTTAATATTTTTGGAATTGAGGATGGGATAGTTGATTGGAGTTGTGATTTAGATGATTTTGATTTCTTTGACGAATTTATGGAAAAACGATATTGTGTTTTTCAAGCTCAAGGTTCGACTCCAAAGAAAATGTTATACGATACAACGGCTCGATATATTATTGAGAGATTAAACGATATGGGAGTCAAAGTGGCATATATTGGAGAAGAGATTTTTATTCCCGATAATGAAACGAATCATGGCTATTTTATGGACTTAAATTATGTTGAATTATTCTCTTTAATCGGTCATGCAGAATTTCTAATAACCATGGATTCAGCTCCACTTTGGATAAGCCATTTTACAAAAACTCCACTTATTGCACTGTTGGGACCTAGCCGTCCATCGGAAAGAGTCACAAAACATCCATTATATCCACAGAAAGCTTTTGGGCTGGAATTAAATAAAGAAATAAATTGTGAGAGTTGTTTTGAATGTTCTAAGGAATGTGGAGATTTGATTTCTTGTTTACATATAAACGATAAACGGATATTTGAATTAATAAAGAAAAAGGTGGACCAGTTATGGCTTTAAAATATTTTAAGCTTCCACATGGTGAATTGGTTGTTAATGCTGGAGACGTTACGGAATCGATTCAAGATAGTTCTGGAAATTTTATCCGTTTAGCTCCTGGGAAAAGTCATTTCTTTGGGACTTGTGGATTAGATTTATATAGCTATTTTATGAATCAAAAATTCTGGGATTCTAAATTAGCTGTCGATAAAGTGATCGAAGAAAAAGGAGAAATGAATCTTCTTATGCGGTCAGAGAAAGTAGATAAATTTGGTGATCAGATTATGTTTACAATTATTCCAGCTGCATATAAAGAGACTTACGAAGATAAAGTAAATATAGATATTTTAATTCCTGAATGTGTAAAAGAGATATGGGAAAATAATACTCATATAAGAAATGTTTTCTATAATGAAAATGAAATAAAAGAAGAATACGATATTGATTATAGTGTCAATAATTTAGAATTAAAATTTGACCGGAAGGATAAGAAAAGTTGTTCAGATATTATTTTAGAAAACATTCAACTTCATTTAGTAAATAAAGCACCTATATTCATTTTGTCAGAAGAAGAAAAACAGTGGGCGAAAAAAGAATTAAAAGATTTCGAGCGAACTAAAATTGGTATCCAAATAAAGTCGGCAGTTGCGTCAAGGACGTATCCTTATATGAAGGAGCTTGGAGAATTACTTCACATGAAAGGATATGACGTTATTATACTAGATAGTATAAAACCAAATGGTAAATTTCAATACAGTTTCCGTAAGATGGCAGCAATAGCAAATGAATGTGATTTGATTGTTACTCCTGATTCGGCAATTTTTCATTTGGCTGGTGCATTAAAAAAGAGAACGGTGGGGATTTTTGGTTATACGGATGGGAAGATTTATTCTGAGAATTATGAGAAAACTTCTTATGTTCAAGCTAAATGTCCACATGGAAAACCTCCTTGCTGGTGGAGCATCAATTGTCTTCCGGGAAAAACTCACCAAGAAAAAACGGACCAAGGATATGTTGATTGTTTAACTCAGTTGACACCAGAAAATATTTTAGGGAAAATTGAAGAACAGTTTAATGAGCCAAAAAAAGTTCTGGTTGTAATGCTGACATATAATCTTCTAATGATGACGAAGAAAGCTATCGCTTCAATTCGAAGTTTTCATGATTATGAACTATTCGTTGTTGATAATGAAAGTACTGATGGTACACAAGAGTGGTTAAAGGAAAATGGGATCGAATTTGTTTCTAAAAAAACTAGTGTTGCGGCGGCTCAAAACATTGGTATACAAAAATTTTTAGAAGGACAATATGATTATTTTATGCTACTGAATAACGATGTTGTTCTTAGATTCGATACAATCGAAAGGTTGATAGAAGATTCGAAAAGAACTGGAGCATGGGCAGTTATGTCGTCTGAAGTTCCAGGAGCCCAACCGTGGACTATTGATTATACTAAATCAATGAGCCAAAGGGTGGAAGAAATAATTGATATTCCAACAGGTTCTTATTCATGTACTTTATTCACTCGAGAATGTATTGAAAAGACTGGATTTTTTGACGAACGTTATGCACCACGTTATATTGAGGATAATGATTATACTTTGAGAATGAGATTAGCGGGTGGAAAATTTTATAAATCTGAAGCAGCTATTTATTGGCATTATCTTGGAGCTGTTGTTAAATTAAATAAAAAAGAGAAAGAAAGTGGAAATGAATATTGGGATCGAAATATCAAATTGTTTATTGAAAAATTTGGAATCCATCCCCACGACCATCAGGATTTAAATAAGCTGGGATTGGAATGGAAAAGAAATGTTAATGTTGATGAAATAGAAAAAGCATTAAAGGATCGAGGGAGTGTAAAAATTTTAGTCGAAAGACGCATGGGGGGGTATGGAGACATTTTATTTACGACTGTAATTGCAAGAGAATTAAAGAAGAAATTTGGTAATAAAGTAACGATTATTTATAGAGTTCCTTCGGATTTTCATATGCTATTGGATAATAATCCCAATATCGATATGATAGGAGAATACGGCGTTAGAATACATCCAGACTTCAAAATCGATCTTACAGACCTCGAGTTTCGGGTAGAACTCCAGGAGATGCAGCAAAATGGTGGGATTCTCAGCGCTAGAACGGAAATCTACCTTAATACGATAGGTCTTAATGGGGTTAATAACCTCAAACCAGATTACTTTCTTACTGATTCTGAGAGAGCTTGGGCGGAAGAACAATGGAAACATACTGATAAATTTCGGATCGCTTGGGCAATGAAAGGGAGCAACAAATTAAAACAATGGCCTTATATGAGAAAACTATGGGATATGTTCAAAGGAATGGATATTGTTTCGTATGTTATATGGGGCTCAGATGGAGTGTCGGAATTTTCTTTCCGAGAATCTGCAGCTATTGTAGCAACGGCTAACTTAGTGATTTCTCCTGATTCAGGAATTTCTAATTTAGCTGGTGCTCTTGATGTGCCGGTTATTACAATTTTTAGCAATAGGAACAAAGAAAATTTTGAGAAGATGTTTGATACCATGGTTGGAATCCAAGGACATTGTCCTTTTCTTGAGAAAGATTATTGCGACTTTTTCTGCCCATGTTTAGGAGATGGCCCACATCGATCGAAAGAAGAAAAACATATTCCTGAATGTTTAAATAATCTCCAGCCAGAAGAAGTTTTTAAAGAGGCTAAGAAAATAATCAATGGATAAGATATACGAGAAACTTGATTACCCTCAGACACTATTTGTGGAGCCTACAAATTTCTGTAATATACGATGTAGCATTTGTCCATACGAAAAGATGACGCGAAGAAAAGGAAATATGAGTTGGGGAACGTTGAGGGTTATAATTGAGGAATCGAAAGGACAATCAAAAGTTTGTTATTTCATGGGGTTTGGAGAACCACTATTACATCCTGAAATAATTCCTATGATTGAATATATCGAGTCTGAAGGGATTGCTGTTTATCTGAGCACAAATTCAATGTTGCTGGACGAGGAAACAATCCATAAACTTTTTGATACAGAACTAACTCGATTGTATTTGCCTCTGTCATCTTTGAACAAAGAGACATATGAGAAAATAAGATGCAGAGCTGATTTTAAAACTGTCATAAAGAATATTGAAAATTGTATCAGAATAAGAAAGATTCGAAGATTTGTAAAAACTAAAGTATTTATAGTCCCAATTGCTATGAAAGAAACTATTGACGAATTTGACGAGATTGCTGAAAAATATCGTCCGTTTCTTGAGGGAATTGGCGGAGTAGAATTAAAAAGTTATTGTACATATGCTGGAGCGGTTGAAGACAAATCGGTTGCATGTCATAAAACTCCTCCCGGATTTTGCACAATGATGAATTACGGAATAAATATTTATTGGAATGGAGACGTATCGATCTGTTGTAATGATTATGATTGTTTCACTCTTGTGGGAAATGTTCGCGATAAAAATATTAAAGAAATTTGGGATTCTGTCGAATACGAAAATCACAGGTTCATGGGAAATGATTTTTGTAAGAGATGTTTAAATGAAAATTGATAATTGGATTGTAGCTTATCCTCGATCGGGGAGCACATGGCTCCGATATTTATTTGCGTGTATTGCTAAACCCAATGACGATTTAACATATAACGACATGAATCGAATAATGCCCGATCTTCATTCTCATAGATTTTGGAAATTTAAAGCGTGGGAAGAATTGGATTTTGTGATTTTTAAATCTCATTTTAAAGAAGAAAAATGTGAAGGTCGGAAAGTGGTTTATTTATACAGAGATGGAAGAGACACTGCGTTGTCTTGTTATTATTATTATAACCACGAAGGGACAGATAAAATATTTAGCAAATATCTTGTTGAAGATTTTATTTCTGGAAAGATGAGATTTGGAGGTTGGAAAACTCATGTTGAAAGATGGCTTCAGAAAACATTTATTGGAATATATTTTCTTAAGTACGAAGAGTTATATTCTGAGACTTTCAGTCATTTAAAAAATATTGTATCGTTTTTTCAGATTGAAACTACTGACGAAATTATTCAACAAGCAATAGAAAAATCTGAGCTTTCGAAGATGAGAAAAATAGGAGCAGCTGAAGGCTATCATCCAAAGTTAGTTGGGTTATCGGGTAAACCTGGAGGGTGGAAAGAAAAATTCAGCATGGAAGATTTGAAAAATTTTTGGAATTATGCTGGTGATCTAATGGAGAATTTGGGATATTGTAAATGAAAAAACGAACAACAGCTCATTTATATAATGAATGGTATTTTGCTAACAAATACGAAAAGTGGTTTAAAGACGGACTGAACATGGATAATAAAACAATTAAAGTAGAGACGGAAAAGAAATTGAATTTTATATCTCATTATATGCCAGATGTAAAATCTATTCTTGTTCCTGGTTGTTCGTTTGGAATGCTTGTTTTTTGGCTCAATCAAAATGATTATGAAGCTGAAGGAATTGATGTTTCTGATTTTGCTTTAGAAAAAGCTCCTGAGGAATCAAGAAAATATCTTAGAAAAATGAGTGTTACGGATATGAATGAGTATTCTGATAATAAATTTGATCTGATTGCAGCGTTTGATATTTTTGAACATTTGTATTATGAAGAAATTTTAAAAGCTTGCAAGGAAGCTAGTCGCGTAGCAAGTAAATATATTTTAATTCGTGTTCCTTCTCCGAAGTATGATGCTGAACCTGGAATCGCTGATTATAGTAGTTTTAATAAAGTAGATGGTGGACATGTTTCAGTTTATCCATATGATTTTTGGGTGCGACGATTTGTTGAGGTTGGCAAATATGATTTTTGGTTTGCTTCTATATGGAACAGACCAAGAGAATCGGAGACGTGGATAGCTTTTCGGAGAAAAAAATGACTCATCCAACTGAATGTGGGTTTACGAAGATAGGAATCAAAAAAGTTGAAGTAGAACTTGTGAAGTTTAAACAATTTATGGACGATATTGGAGTTGAGTTTTTTCTAACAGCTGGGGTTCTTTTGGGAATTGTTCGCGATGGAGAATTAATAAAAGTTGATAAAGATTTTGATTTTGGTGTAATGAAAGAATCGGATGTTGAAAAGATTCGAATTGAAGCTGAAAAACGAAAGTATTATGATGAAATTCATTATGGCCTATGTGTTCCTAAAGGAACACTCTTTTGGTTAAAGAAATATATTGATAATTATGTTTTGCCTATTGAAATACAAGTTCATTACGTAAAAGATAATTATACTTATTATAATCGACATTTGGAAGATTGGAAGTTTTCATATGGAAGATTAGTTTGGAAAAGAGAACTTTTTGAGAATCTTGCTGAAATTAATTTTAAAGGGATCAAATTGAATATTCCCAATCCGGCTGAAGATTTTCTTGTAACACATTATGGAGAAGATTGGAAAACACCCAAGGAATATTCAGATTGGCGTTATCATTGTAAAAATATATATGAAGGTTTTTGGGTTTGAACAAAATAGTAATAAATCCCAAAAAGGATTTAATTTTTGATTTGAAAGTTAGAGAAATGTGTAAACAGTGTAAGCGGTATGGGAAGAAAGCTTCTTGCCCTCCTTATGTTGAAACGGTTGAATACTATAGTAAATTACTTCCAACTTATCAGAATGGAATAATTTACTATAAGATTTTTCCGATTCTTGAAGATGACGATCCCATGGAAGTTGGGAAAGAAAGTAGTTTAGAAATTTGGAGAAAGATAACGTCAGAGCGCACGAAATTGTTTAATCAAGGACATTATCTTATTATAGGATTTGGAGCAGGTTCTTGTAAAATTTGTGATGAGTGTCAGTTTCCTTGTCATACACCAAGTAGAGCATTAATGCCTCTTGAGGCTACTGGAATGGATGTTGTTAAAGTAATGAAGCAGTTTAATGTGGAAGTAAAATTTCCTTTTGAACAAGCAAAAACTCTTTGTCGAATAGGAGCAATTTTTTATGACTAAAAAATACAGAGTTTTCGTCCCTGGTGCTTGGGACTTATTTCATATTGGTCATGTGAGACTATTGAAGCGAGCTAAAGAATTTGCGGACACTTTAATTGTTGGAATCGATTCTGATGTATCAATAGAAAAAAGAAAAGGACGACCCCCTGTTGTAAATCTAGAAAATAGAGCGTCGATTCTTGATGCTATTAGTTATGTGGATAAAATCCACATTGGACATGAGAATGGGGTAATAAACCCAGAGTTATTAAAAGAATTAGAGATAGATATTTTAGTTTTGGGAAGTGATTGGTGCGGAAAACCAATGCCCGGATTAGACGAAGCAAAAAGATTCGTTATGGTTTTATACTTCCCTTATACTGAAGGAATTAGTACAACAGAAATTATGAAAAAAGTGCAGGAAAAACATAAATGAATAAGGAAGTTTTAATAACTGGTGGAGCTGGATTTGTTGGTTCCGTTTTAACTCAGTTATTATTGAGTGAAGGTTATAAGGTTAAAGTACTAGATAGTTTAGTGTATGGAGTAGAACCTTTATTAGGATTTTTCTCTAACCCAAATTTTGAATTTATTTTAGGAGATATTCGAGACCCTAAAAAAGTAATGGAAATTTCTCGCGACTGTGGGGCGATAATTCATTTGGCTGCAATCGTAGGTTATCCTGCTTGCAAGAAAGATAAAGTAAAAGCAATATCCGTTAACGCTGAAGGAACTCAAGTGATTGCTGATGCAACTCCTCAAGATATTCCTTTTATATTTGCTTCGACAGGATCTTGTTATGGAAATTTGGAAGAAATTTGTACTGAAGAATCTCTTTTGAAACCTTTAACGATTTATGGTGAGTCTAAAGAAAAAGCGGAAGAGTTTGTTAAGAAAAGAAAGAATTTTACTATTTATCGATTTGCTACTGGATATGGAGTTTCGTTAAGATTAAGATTGGATTTAATGATAAATGATTTTTGCTATAAAGCTGTAAGAGAAAAAAATCTTATCGTCTATGAGAAACATTTTCAGAGAACATTTATTCATGTAATGGATATGGCAAGATCATTTATGTTTGGAATAGAAAATTTCGAAAAAATGAATGGTGAAATTTATAACGTTGGTTCAGAAAAGATGAATCTGACAAAGAAAGAGATTGCTGAATTAATTCAAAAGAAAACAAAATATTATTTACATTATGCTGATTTTGGGAAAGACGAAGACAAAAGAGATTATGAAGTAAGTTATAAAAAAATTCGCGAATTGGGATTTAAACCTCGAGTTTCTTTAAACGAAGGAATCGATCAATTGATAAAGTTATTTCAAGTCTTCGAGGTTAAGAATGAATATTCAAATGTTTAAAAGTGGTAAAACCGAGAAAATTCAAAGAGTTCCAGACGTTGATTCCTCTTGTTGGCCAACGTCCACCGACATGTAGGATTTGGATAGCTGATGATGTATGTATTGAATGCAAATGTAAGCTATCGTGGTTTAATAGATTAATGATTAAAATATTTTTAGGATGGGAATACGAAAAAATAAATAAGGAGAAAAAATGAGATTAAAAGACAAAAGAGTTTTATTAACTGGGGGTTCAGGATTTCTTGGGCGCATTGTTAAAAGAAAGCTTGAGCAGAAAGGAGCTAAAGTGTTTGCTCCACGGTCATATGAAATGAATTTGCTTGATTTTCAAAATGTTCAAAATTATTTCGATGGTATTCAACCTGAACTTGTTATTCATAGTGCAGCACTTTATGGAGGGTTGGGAATTAATAAAAATTCTCCTGCAGATATTTTTTATGAAAATACAGTAATGTATGCTAATATTCTAGAATGTGCATCATTGTGGTCTGATAAAATTGTTTGTGTTGGGACGGCATGTTCATATCCTGACGGGTTGGATATTTTAAAAGAAGAAGATCTTTGGAAAGGCCCTGTCCATAAATCAGTTCAGAATTATGGTGGTGTAAAAAAAATGATGCAGATTGGATTGGAATCTTATCATACTCAATATGGCATGGATGGGATTCATGTTCTTTTAGCTAATCTTTATGGACCATGGGATTCGTATAATCCAGAACGTTCTCACGTTGTTGCAGCTTTAATTCGAAAATTTGTTGAGGCTTATTGGGGTGGAGAAGATGTGACATGTTGGGGAACAGGCAAACCAATTCGAGAATTTCTTTATGTCGAAGATGCAGCTGAAGGAATTATTCGGGCGATAGAAGAATATGACGATATTGAACCATTAAATATTGGAACTGGAATTGGAACATCGATAAAAGAATTAACAGAATTAATTGCAAAAATTACGGGAATGACCGAAGATAAAATCCATTGGGATTCAGATAAACCAGATGGTCAGTATAAAAAAATATTTGACGTTTCTAAAATGAAAGAGGTTTTAAACTGGGAACCTCAAACTTCATTAAAAGAAGGATTAATAGAAACTATTGAATGGTTTAAAACAAATTATGATGAAGCAATAAAGCGCTGGTAAAATGCGTTTAGAAAAAACTAAAGTTCAAAATAAAAAGGACTATGATATTAGTGTGAAAGATGCATTCGGAAACGAACATGTTCTTTTCCCACAGGAGGAAAAAGAGATAATCGTTCTTGTATCATCGGGGAAGAAGAATGGACCAAAGTCAATTAATCGACGGAGTTCGAGCTGAATGTGGGAAATTAGAAAATACGGTCGAATTAGAAAATGACGACATAATTCGTTATTCTGGTTGGATATTAGACAGGATTGCCGAAAGAATTACAGTTAAATCAATACGATATATAACATCGATAAAAGACGAACGAGAATACGATGTTGCATCAACAACTTTGAGAATACAAAAAGTGTTTCGTTGGGATGGAATTGATGATACTCTTTTGAGTGATTTGGGAACACATAAAGAATCAACAAATATTACTGATGCGACGTCTTATTATAATTTTCCTTCGCTTTGGAAAATCGAGATGGCGAGAAAAATTCGAGGCCTTCCTAGAATAAAATATGATTTCGATCCAATAAATCGAAAGCTTCATATCGATCCAGCTCCTTCAGAAGCTGGAAAAAAATATTGGTATGTTTCGGTAGAAAAAACACAGTGGACATTGGATAAAGTTCCAACGGATTTTGAAGAACTGGTGATTATTGGAACGACTTTTAGAGCTTTAGAACAAGTGGCTCTTAAAAGAACTGAACAAGGAGGAATCCATAGGGAAGGCGGAACTGTCGATTATCCAGCTTCAGAACTAAAGAGATTTGTAGATTCTAAGAAAGACGAATTCTACGATCAGCTTCGAATCAAAGCTATGATTTATAGTAGATAAATGAGATTAAATTTTAAAGTAGATTCGCGTATTTTCGAGACAAAGATGAAACGTCTCGGAACGCGTTTAGGGCCATATGTGAGCGCAACAGCTCGTAGAATGATTGAAAAAGCCTATAAGATAGTGCAGGAGAAGACTCCTAAGCCCAGAAAAGGGCGGACGGATATTAGATCATTATGGAGAATAAAACATTCTAAGAGAGCCGCTGTAGAGGAGTTTATCATACATAATCTATATCCTAACGAAGATGTCCTTGTATATATTGAGGAAGGAACTCGTCCACATATTATTTTGCCTAAACGTCCTGGCGGATCGTTGCATTTCTTTTTAGATTCTGGAGAGGAAATTTGGGCTTCATGGGTTCTACATCCAGGAACTCCAGATCACCGAATGGTTGCGACAGCCGAAATGGAATTAGAAAAGATGACTGATTTTTATGTGAAAGAAACATTTAAACAAATTGATAAATTAACTAAAGCAGGATTGAGATAATGGCATACTATGGAAAGGGAACTAAAGAAGGGATTATGCAAGACCTCTACAACAATATCAATGGGATTTCAGGAATTAAATTTGTCGATTGGCAGAGAGTTTATAATACTGGAATTACACCTGATAAATATCCTGGTTGTTTCATTAACGAAATAAGAACTGATAAAACAAAGATTCTAAAAAATATTATCAAAAATATATTTCAGGTGGGGTTGGTTTGTTGGGTTTATGCAAATCAGGGAGAAAACCTTGGTTCGAAAATGAATACTTTTTTAGGAAGTATAAAGACAGCAGTTCAATCAGACCCAAATAGAAATAGTAATGCTTATGATACTACTATTGATATTACTCAAACAGACGCTGGAAGTAGACATCCTCAAGGAGTTTTCATAATGACACTAACAGTAATTTATTTTAGTTCGGAGTAAAAGATGAGTCAGAATAGAAGAACAATATTAAGTAACTTGACAACGGCTTTAGGGAATGTTACTGGTGTCACAACTGTGGTTAGAACAATAACTGAAATTGATATAACACAATATACGGAATCACAACTTCCTCTAATTAATGTTAGAGAGCCAGAAGAAAATACTGAAGACGAAATGACAAGTATGAAATCAATGATGAACTTGGAAATTTTAACTACAGTATTTTTTATTCGTTGGGGGATGGACCCTGATTCAACATACGAAACTTTAGTTAAAAATATAAGAAATCAAATCGGTGCGAATTTTACGTTGAATGGATCGTGTACAGGGACATGGGTCACTGACGTTTCGTTAGTTACAGGTGAGATGCCTTTGTTCCGATTTGATGTGATTTTAAGATGCGAGTATTATCTTGACTTAAAATCTACATAAGGTGAATTATGGCGAAACGAAAAAGAACAAGGTCAGAACAACGACCAAAGAAAAAAAGAATTACAAAATACTATGCGACCTATATAGGGCCGCCTTGTATTTTAAAACTTTCCGGAGTAGGAGAAATTACACGCGGAAAGCCAGTTTTAGTCTCGGAAAAAGTTGCGAATGCTTTACGCTTGTCGGAGAATTGGGACGTCAAGCCGAAGCATGAGTATGTCGAGATAGATGAGTAAGAGGAGAAACGATGAGCACGATAGCATATGCTAATCAAGAAGAATGTTTTGTCAAAAAAGAGACAACAGCTGGAACTTTGATAAAACCAGGAACTGAAGATAGAGTTTACTCTGTTGGACCAGTTGACTTCAAGCAGGAACGTGAATTGTTAGAAGATGAGCAAATTCGAGCTTCAGCATCTAGACTCCCTTCGATTAGAGCAAGAAAAATGCCAGGTGACTGGGGACTGACATCATACGTAAAACCCAGTGGGGCGAAAGGAACTGTTCCTGAACATCAGGTTCTTTTTGAAGCTTTGATGGGAACAGAAACAATTAGCGGCGGAAACTACGTTGATTATACTTTAGCTAATCAACTTCCTTCATTTTCATTGTGGATGAAAAAAGGACATACAGTTTTTGCATCAAGGGGAAATACAGTCAATACAGCGACATTTAGTATTGCTGGAGAGTCTATTGCTCAAATCACTTGGGGTGGACAGTATATGGAACAGCTTTGGGCTGGAACATGTACATGTAACGATAGTATGACACTTGGAAAAACTACATGTCAATTGAACGCTCCAGATGCACAACTTTACACTGAAGGAATGTATATTGAAATTGGAGACGATGATAATTCAGGAGCTGGATACCAGATCACTGATGTTAATTTTGAAACTAACATCATTACTTTCTCACCTTCACTTGTGACTGATCAAGGAAGTGATCCACAAATTACTCCTTGGTGGCCAGGATCTGGAACCGAAGTTGGGGAACCAGTTCACGGAAAATCTGGAATCGTTACAATTGATGCATTGAATTGTATCATTCTAACAGCTGAAGTAACACTTACTAACAATTTAAAATATTACAACTACGAGAAAAACAACGTTTGGACAGCTGAACAGTATGGTCGTCCTGGAAAAAGAGAAATCGAAGGTACTATGACACTTCATTTAATCGAAGATGGTGCGATGTATTTCTACAGAGCTGATTATCAAGTCAATGATGCGCTGATAATTCCAGCAGGAAATGTTGATGGAAAGATTATGGAATTGAGTATTCCATACGCTGAATATCGCTCACCTGATGTTACTGGAGATGAGGAATTTATCGAAGGACTTCCTTTTATGGCTGTTGCCAGTTCGTCATTGAATGACGAATTTAAGATTAGATTTAAATAAGATTATTTTTATCCGGGAAAGGTGTGTATTCACCTCTCCTGGAAATTAAAAAAAATAATTGGAGGAAAACTAATGGAAAACAAAGAGACTACAAGCTTAGTCGAGTCTATTCGTAAAGCGGGAAAAGCTGAACGGATAGCAGAATTCAAATGTCCCTACATTGCTGATTTCTTTGTCAAAGTTGCTTATGCAAGCAAGTTTGTTTTGAATCAGATTAGGGAAGCATCGACAGAAACTTCTACGAACGTAAGAACAAGAGAACCAGAAGAAAGATTAAACGATGAGAAACTACGGGATGAATATTCTCGCAGAATCATCCATGGATGGCGAGGATTGACACCTGAAAAGTTGGAAAAAATTCTTCCTGGGTTAGAACTTGAAGGGATTGAACCTGATGAAGAAATTCCTTTTAGCCAGGAAATTGCTTTGGCTATTTTAGAAGTTTCATTAGAATTCGAAGATTGGGTAGTTAGTACTGCAATCACCGTAGAGAATTTTACTAAAAAATTAAAAGAAAATCAAAAAGATCTTGAAAATTTAAAGTAGTGGCGGAGTGGGCGGTAAAGGGTAAGAAGCAAAGTTGTAAAGATTGTAAACGAATTACAGCACAAAGTTCTTTTGCAAAAGGCATTAGAATTGGTAAGACGAAACAATTTAGTTGTGAAGATTGTCCAGTTTTAAAGGCTATTCCGAATCGCAATAATGAAAACATTATTGAATTGTATTCTGCGTTGCCGCGGAATTATGACTTTAATGGGGCGCGAATTATAACGGCGTCAGATGTTGAGTTTGTTTTTAAAATTTACGAAATTGACGAATTATGGTGGTCTACTTATTATCAGAAGATTATGTATTTTCACGAACAAGTAATGCAATTTAATTACGAAGAAATGAAGAAAAAAGAGAAGCAAAAACAATCGTCTGAAGATTGGAAACGAAAAAGGCTTCAATCTGCTGGAGGGCAAAAAACAGTAAAGAGACAGTAAATGGCTAAGAAAGACATTATCGTCGTTCTGGAAGTCGATGATAGAGGAACTCCTAAAATCAAGAAGGCAGTTGCGTCTACTAGGAGTGAACTAAAAAAACTTCGAACTTCGACAAAACAAACTTCGGCTGGTTTTACACAGATGAAAAATTCTGTTTCAAAATCGGGCCAAAGCATGAGTGTCTTTAAGAAAATTGCTGGTTCTACTTGGGGCCAAATGGCTGCAGGAATGGGTGTGGTTGTTGGGGTTCAAGCTGGTATTCGAATGTTGAAGGATGCGATTACTGACGTGATTCGAGTAGGTCGAGAATTTGAGAAAACTTGGGCTAATGTAACAACAATGATGACAGTTGCTGATGGAAAAATTGAAGGAACAAATATGACATTGGACGATATGAAATGGCAACTGATTTCAATGAGTCCAGTATTGGGTGATACAACGGAATTAGCTAGAGGAATGTATCAGGTTTTATCAGCGTCAATTGAGCCAGCAAAAGCTATTGAATTTTTAGGAGAAGCTGCAAAGTCTGCTAAAGCTGGAGTAACGGATGTTTTTACTGCTGTGGATGCTTTGACTACTGTTATTAATGCTTATGGATTGGAAGCTGAAGATGTAACGAAAGTTTCTGATGTTATGTTTCAAACGGTTAAGAGAGGAAAGTTAACTTACGAAGGAATGTCGGGAGCACTAGGAACTGTGGTTCCAGTTGCTGCTCAAGTAGGAATTGAATTTACAGAGATTGCTGCTGGCATGGCAACGTTGACTCGTTCTGGAATCGATGTTAATACAACAACTGTTCAATTACGACAGATTCTTGTTTCGCTATTAAAACCACAAGAAAAGGCAATCAAATACGCTGAGAAGATTGGATTGGAATTTAATACAGCTGCTGTTGCTTCTATGGGATTAGCTAATTGGTTAAAACATTTGCATGAGAAAACTGGAGGAAGTGCTGAAGCTTCTGCGATCTTATTTGGAAATGTTCGAGCTTTATCAGGTGTTATGGGATTGGCGGCTAATGATGCAGTAGAATTAGCTAAGGATACTGGATTAATGACTGACGCTTGGGAAAAAGGAGGTCAAACTCAGGAAGCGTTTGCTAAACAAATGGAATCGATTGATTTCTGGATGGAAACTTCGAAGAATACAATGAATAAATTAAAAATTGCTTTCTTTGAAGGTTTAATCGATCCTGCTAGAAAAGGAATTAAATCAGCGGGTGAATTAGAACAAAAAACTGGTGAGTTAGTTAGTGCTACAAAATTATTTGGAAACATTCTTGGTTGGGTATTAAAAACTAGGTTGAGTGGTACTGTAAAAGCGTTACATATGCTTAGCACAGCTCAAGAGATGGGAGCGAAAGGTTTTTTGATGTTGGCATTTTCAATGACAGGAGCAGGAATACCAGCTGCTCGCAAGATGTACCGAGAACATCAGAGAAACAAAGAAGCTGCTGCAGCTTTAGGTGAAGGTGTTGATTGGGTGAGAGGAAAATATGATGACTTTGTTGGAGTTTTGAAAAAAGGTTGGAATGCGCTTAAAGAAGCTCAACAAAAAATGGACGAAACTGGAAATACAAGTTTAGAAATGATGGAGCTTTTTGAAAAGCTTAAAATAAAAACTAGAGACACATTAGTTGTTGAAATGGAAGTTGCAGAAGATCGTCTTGGGAAAGTTATTTCTTCAGGTAAAGCGACAAAAGATCAGATTGGAAAACTTGCTGATGAATTGGTAAAAATGAAAGAGAGTCTCGGTCGCGATGTTAGCCCTGAACTACTTAAACTAACGACTAATTTCATAAACATGAAAAAGAAAATTACTGATTCTATTCCTTCAATGACAAATCTTCAAATAGAAACTTTAGCGATGACTGAAAGTATAAAGAAATTGGTCTCAGAAGGATATAGAGAAGATGAGATCTTGCGGTTGTTAGGGAAACAAATAATCGATTTATATGAGGAAGGAAAGAAATTTGAAAAGGTAACGGGGCAATTAATGCCTGATGCATTATCAAATCTTGGAGTAGCGGCAACTAATGCTACGACGGAAGTAAAATTATTGAAGAAAGAAAGTGTTGATGTGAATAAGGTTTTGGAACGAGCTGTAGAACGTTATGATGCAGTTGCAGGTTCAATGCTTGGACTTACTCCTCAATTTTTAAAAGCTGTAAAATACATTCGCGATCTAGGAAAAGCTGCTGAAGAATCTGGATTAAAAACAAAATTACAATTAAGAACAGAATTAGAAAAGTTAGAGAAAAACTTTCGGCACTTAAGAGGAGAAGGACAGTTAACTGCTAATGAGACAGTCAAAGGCGTAGACCAGATTATAGCAATTTACAAAGAACTTGGTCTTAAAGTTCCTGCTGAATATAAGAAGATCAGAAAAGAAAGTAAGAAAGCTGCAATTGAATTTGCAGAAGATTGGGCAAAATCTCTTGAAGCTACTGGTATATTATTTAAAGTTTTGGGAGATCAAGTTGGCGGAGCATTCGGAAACGTTATTACAGCTACAGGTTCGTTAGTTCAACAGGTTGGTGCGACAATTAAATCAGGAGTCACTAATGTTGGAGACATTTTAGGAGCTGTCTCTCAACAAGTTGGAGCTCTTGGTGGCGCTATTGGAGAAATGATTTCAGGAGCGAAGGATTCGTTTGCAAGTCTTGGAGCGTCGATTGGTGGAATGATTGGTGGGATTTTCAGTCCACTTGGAAAAGCGATTGGAAGTTTCTTTGGTGGTTTGATTGGTGGATTATTTAAAAAGAAAAAAACAGCTGAACAAATTGCAAAAGAAGCTGCGGAAAAAGCACAAAAAGATTTAGAGGGAAGAGTTAAAAGTATACAAAAAACTCTAACGAAATTCGGAGAAGTTTCAGAAGCAACGGCAGAAAAAATTGCAAAATCGTGGCAAAGTGGATTGGAAGGATTTGCGGCTGTGTCACTTCATTTTGCTGATGTAATACGTGACGTTGGAATAACACAAAGCAACCTTAATGATTTATGGGTAAGAACTGGTGAAATTATTCATCATGTACAAGATGGATTTTTGGATGCTGAAGAAGGAATAGACGTATTAAATGAAAGTTTTAATTTATTAATCGAAGGAGCGAGGAAGTTAGGAAAAGAAGGTTCGCAAGCGATGATTGATTTTATCCGAAACGTCCGTGAATCTGGTTTAGAAGTTGGAGCTGTAACGGAATATATTCTGGAACAATTGGATAAAATTCCTGCTTCGCTAGAAACGTTGATTAAAAATGTTATTCCTGAAAACTTGGTTGAGATAACAGACGAACGAGCGCTCCGGCTAGAGAATAGATTAAAAGGATTAGCTCAAGTGACCATGGATACTTTTAACGCTATGCTGTCTGAAGGAAGAACATATCTGGAAACGATGCGAGCGTTAGAAGGTCCATTGACGGCATTATTCGATCAGTATGAAAGATTGGGGAAAGAGATTCCAAGCTTCTTAGTACCATTTAAAGAGATGATTGATTTGATGCAAGAAAAACCAAAAATCTTTGAAGATTTGGATGCAGCAATTTCTATTCTACAATCATTATCAAATACGGCTTATTTAACTCAAGGATCGTTTGACGCGCTTGCTGAAAGTGCGACAAAATTTGCAAAATCAATCCTTGGTGTTGAAGGGAATTTAAATAAAGCGATGAGGTCTATGGAATTGACTCAGTCACAAATTATGGCACTGCTCCCTATTGTTGCGCAATTTGTGGGATCAGCGGCATTATTTGGAATTGGTATTCCTGAATGGATGAAGACTTTCGTAACAAAACAACTTGGAGTTGATTGGTCAGAATTTAAACAAGTAGCTAAAACTCAGGCAAATTCTGGAATTGCTACAGTCGAAAAATTAAAACAACTACTCGATACTACGAGAGATCAACATAAGCGAGACCGTGACGTTGTGAATGATTTTAGAAGAGAAAACAGAAATCGATTGGATGATTTAATTCGAGTTACAAGAAATTTAGGCGACAATATGGGAATAAAAGCTCAGCATGGGGTCCATGGAGTATTTACTGGACCTCAGTCGTTCCATATTGAACCAGGAATGAGAGAAAGAGTTGATATTGCTCCTGTTACTCAACAAGGGCCAGGAGCGGCAGGGGGAGTAACAATAATCGAACGACCTATGAATATTAAACCACTAATGATTTCGAAAGAAGATTTGGGAATGTTGCTTATCGAGTTCTTCGAGGAAGCATCTCGAGACGAACGAGTGATTTGGAGTCCGAAAGGAGTTAGAGGGTAATGAAGAACAAAAAACTTCAAGAATTAGTGCGAACAGGCAAAGTGAGAGAAGATTTATATGACACTATTCATAATTTTGAGATGGTTATATTAGATCGAAAATCTCGTCTTAATAAAATAGAGAAGCAATGTATTGCTATATGGTTAGAAATTCTTTCGAAAGATTTTTCAGAAGAATAAATGAATAAAAAATTGTCTGAATTGCATAAAGAAAAGCGTAGAAGACTTTCGAAGAGAGGATGTTATATTAAAAAAGATACATCCTAGTCTCTTTCTTCATTGTATAATATAAAAAGA